TGAAGCTGGCGCTTGAGGCGTTGAAAGAAATTTCGCGTCATGCAACAACACCGTGGGAAGATGAGTGGTGCGGGGAGCTTGCAGACGAAACCCTAACAGCTATTAACGCTTTGGCACAGCCAGCGCAGGAACGTAACTTCTGCGAACGCTGCGGTAAACGCACACGAGACTTAACCGTTATCCACACTTGCACACCGCCACAGGAGGGCGCATGACTGACGAAGAATTGCACGAGTACGGACAACAAGTTGTTGGCGCGTGGGTAGTGAGTCAACCAAGTCAAAACCAAATCAAAGGGAAAACTATGAAGCAAGAAGACATTGAGAAAGCATGGAACTTGCTGTCCATGCACAACAGCGAGTTACTACTGGAGCGGGCTGAACTGCTAAAGCAACTGCGGTCGCAAAGCATTTGGCTGATACTGAAGTACCGCGTAAAGCACTGGTTTGGAATTAAATAGGAGAACACATGACCTTTATCCCCCGAAACGACAACAGCATCCACCGCAGAGACCTTGGTTTGACAAAGCCTTGGGAGCCAAGGCAACGCGACGAACACGAAGCCCTGCCGCCCACAATGAGCCTTTGGGATAGACCCGTGTACCAACCACCAAAGGAGAACAGCGCTCGACGCGGCGCAATGGACTTTATGAAAGTGAAGAGCAGGTAATGCGTAAGTCCAACCACCACGCCATAAGGATGCTACTGCAACAGTACCACGATGGCCTGACAGTCACTGACATAGCCGAGCGCATGGAGAAAAGCAGGGGCGCAATCAACCGCGCCCTGCCCGAAATGCCTGACGCTTACATTGACCGCTGGACAAGCAGCAAAAGCCAGTGGGCGGCTGTTTGGTGTGTTATTGTTCCCCCCGAAAATTGTCCCAAACCGAAGGAGAGCCCCCTTGAACAAGCCCAAAGACATTCCAAACTTCGCCGCGTGGAGCAACGAGAACTTGGCTAAGTTTTGCATGGATTCGTATCTGCGAATGCAGGAACAACAAGAAGTGATTGAACAGCTTCAACAAAATTGGAAAGACGCCATGCAAGAAATAAGGCGCATGATTAAACAACAAGGCTAAGCAGTTCATGATGGCAACGCGTACAAGCCTAGTAGATGCGACTACGTTTTGTTGGTATCGAGGGGTGCTTAGCCGGGTATGCCCTTCGATACCGAGTTCCAACCACGACCGAGGGGGCGTGGAATCTACTTGACCCCCTCACTAATTCAAAAGGAGAATGCAGATGGCAACACCAGAAGCAAAAGTAAAATTAAAGATCAGAAGAATACTTGATGAGGCAGGCGCGTACTACGCTATGCCCATTGGTACTGGGTACGGCAACTCTGGGGTACCCGACTTCTTAATCTGTTTCAATGGCAGCTTCATAGCTGTTGAAGCGAAAGCAGGCGCAGGCAAAACAACTGCGCTTCAAGAATCTCATCTGAGCCGCATACGTAGCTCAGGGGGGACGGCGCTCGTCATCAACGAGCAAAACATAGACCAACTGAAAGGCTACCTATCATGAATAAAAACCCCATAACCGCCGAACTGTTCCAAGAAATGGTTGACACGTTCTCTCCCGAGGAGCGTGATTACTTTCGCCATTGCGTTGAGTCCGTTGCACGTTGCTTCATGGCCGACTCGTCAGAGGTAGGCATACTCATTACAGGCAACATAGAGAACGGCAACACAGAAATATTCCAAATAGGGCTAGATCACCGCGATGCTGCGGGGTTGCTGTCTGCTGTGCTTGCCAGTCGTATGGCAGACGTAGCCGCCATGAACACGCCCAAGGAGAAACTTAATTGAGTAAACCGTACGATCGCATACTGACAATAGATTTTGAAACACGTTGGGACAGTAAGCGCTACACGCTGTCCAAGATGACCACCGAGGAGTACATACGTGCGGATGAGTTTCTGGCCTTCGGAGCCTGTATCCATGAGTACGGCAGCGACAGCAGCACTCAATGGTATCGAGGAGATGAGCTTCATAGAGTCTTATCGACATACGATTGGGGACGAACCGCCGTACTTGCACATAACGCCCAATTCGACGTGTCCATACTCTCTTGGCGGTATAACGTCAGACCCGCTTTTATCTTCGACACGCTATCAATGGCGCGAGCTTTACGCGGCGTGGAGGTTGGCAACAGTCTCGCCCGACTTGCAACAGATTTCGGGCTTCCTGAAAAGGGACGTGCCGTGCACTCTACAGACGGACTCGGAGAGTTGGATGCGAAGATCGAAAGTGAATTGGCAGAGTACTGCAAACACGACGTATTTTTGTGCGAAGCAATCTTTGAACGGCTCGTAAAAGGCTACCCTGCTTCGGAGCTACGGCTCATCGACATGACGCTCAAGATGTACACCGAGCCAGTGTTGCGGCTTGACCAAGAGATGTTGGCCAAAGCTATTGAGGAGGAGCGTGTCACCCGCGAAGGTTTACTGCAACGTCTTGATGTAGACGAGAGGTACCTAGCATCCAACCCCAAGTTTGCAGAACTGCTGTCCAAGCTGGGCGTTGTGGCTCCCATGAAAACCAGTAAGACTACGGGCAAGCAGACGCTGGCACTGGCAAAGAACGATGCCCACTTCCAAGCCATGCTCAACGGGGACAACGAGGACGTGGCTGCGCTGTGCGAGGCTAGGCTCAAGGTCAAGTCCACCACCGAGCGCACACGGGCGCAGCGTTTCTTGGATATTTCCCAGCGCGGGGCACTGCCTGTACCCCTGAGTTACTACGGCGCTCTATCGGGGCGCTGGACGGCCAGCAAGGGCAGCGCCATCAACATGCAGAACTTAAAGCGCGGCTCGTTCCTGCGCAAAGCGATCATGGCACCCGAGGGCTACCAGTTGGTTGTTGGTGACTTGTCGCAGATTGAGCCGCGTGTGCTGGCTTGGCTGTCGGATTACGAGGACATGCTGGACATCTTCCGCGCAGGCGGTGACCCCTACGCGGCATTCGGGGCGCAGATGTTCAACATCCCCGGCATGACCAAGGACAGCCACCCTGATCTGCGTCAGTCGGCCAAGTCCGCGTTGCTGGGCTGTGGCTATGGTCTGGGGTGGGCATCTTTTGCACAACAACTTCTGACAGGATTCCTCGGCGCTCCCCCTGTGCGGTACAGCAAAGACTTTGCCAAGCTGTTGGGGGTTGACTCAGAGTACGCGCAGAGGTTTGCGGAGTGGGATGGCAACGAGGACAAGCTGATGGCGATTCCCCACACTTGCTCCATACAAGAACTCGTGTATCACAGCCTTGCCGCCAAAGCTATCATAGATACGTATAGGAGAACTGCGTACCCTGTTGTGTCGTTCTGGAGCCTGTGCGACCACGCCCTGCACACAGCCCTTGTGGGCGGCAAAGAAATGGTGTATAAATGCGTTACGTTCAGGAAGGGCGAGATAGAATTGCCCAACGGAATGAAGCTGCTGTACCCTGATCTACGGCAGACCAAAGACGACAAAGGTAAGAGCCAAATAGTTTATGGGCCACACGCTACCAAGTTGTATGCAGGGAAGATAACGAACAACATCACGCAAGCCTTGGCGCGTATCGTGATGACGGATGGCATGCTCAGGGTGTCCAAAAGGTATCCTGTCAAGGGAACAGTGCATGACGAGCTTATTGCCGTTGTGCCGGACGCAGAGGTTGAGGACGCTAAGACTTGGGTCTTGGCGCAAATGACTATGGAGCCACGGTACATGCCGGGGATTCCATTGAACGCTGACGGTGGCGCACACCGTAGGTATGGGTTAGCTAAAAACTAGGAGAAGCAAGTGTTGATACCAAAGAAAATCACCGTAGGCAAAACAACCTACACAGTAATCAAAACACGTCATGCACGCACCAAGAATATTTTGGGCACCATTGACTACACGAACGGCATCATCTGGCTTGCAACGCACGATGCACACGGCAACGAGATCGAGAGCGAAGAAATGAGCGACACCTTCTGGCATGAGATCACCCATGCCGTCTTGCACAACATGAAGCACCCGCTACGTGATGACGAAAAGTTTGTGTCTATGTTCGGCACGTTGTTGGCCGACTCCGTTGAATCCGCAAAGCTATGAAAAATATCGCATGGTCGCACTCCTCCCTCAAAGACTTTGAGGGCTGTCAGCGCAGGTACTACGAGGTCAAGGTCTTGAAGAACTACCCGTTCACAGAGACCGAAGCCACGCGGTACGGCAATCAAGTACACGAAGCCATTGAGTTCTACATCCGTGATGGCAAGCCCATACCAGCGGAGTACGAGCAGTTCAAGGACACAGTAGACGCCATGCTCAAGAAGAGTGGGCGTGTGCTTGCGGAGTACGAGATGGCGCTGACAAAGGAGTTGCAGCCATGCGACTGGAAAGCCGCCAACGTGTGGGTGCGTGGCATTGCCGACATCCTTATCGTTGACGACGAGAACCTGACCGCATGGGTGGGCGACTGGAAGACAGGCAACAACAAGTACCCCGACAGAGACCAGCTTGTTCTCATGTCACTCATGGTGTTCGCCCACTTCCCGCACATCCGCAAGGTCAACTCGGCGTTGCTGTTCATCGTGAAAAATGATATGGTCAAGATGTCCATGACCCGCGAAGAAATCCACGCACACTGGTGGGAGTATCGGGAGCGGACAGCGCGGCTGGAGGCCAGCTATGCCAACAACGTGTGGAACCCAAACCAAACACCGTTGTGCGGTTGGTGCCCAGTAAAGACTTGCGAGTTCAACAAAAAACACTGAAAGGAAAATCATGCCTTACGTAAACAAACCACGCCCATACGCAAAAGAGTACGAGCAGTATGACGGCACACCAGCAGTCAAGAAGAAACGCGCAGCGCGTAACAAAGCCCGCGCAATGATGGAGCGTGAGGGGCTAGTGCATAAAGGTGACGGCAAAGATGTCGATCACAAGAAAGCCCTGAGCAAAGGCGGTAAAACAATTCGTAGCAACCTGCGTGTAGAAAGCGCAAGCGCAAACAGATCGTATGCCCGCAAGTCAGACCACTCCATCAAATGAGAACGGTCATGCTTCTTTAAACGTGATGCATGATTTGTGGGACATGCGTTGGGGAAACGACTGGGTTCCGCTCGAAGCAATTGAAGCTGACGCATTTTTTTCTGAAGCGTACAGAGCGATGCGTGAAGCGGGTGAAATAGAAACGCACTACCTAACTGACAGAGCTAGGTACGTGTGCAGAAGATATTAATAGGAGAAGTAAATGGAAATCGTTGACAACAAGGCGTTGGTGCTACGCACACGCAACCCACACAAATTCAGCATCATCCCAAAACACAAGGTTCTCAGCGAAGAGGACGGCATATACCAAGTGGCTGTGTACTGGGGACTCGACGAGTCGCGTGTGCTGAAGAACTTGGGTGTGCGTGATGTGCCCTCACCTATCACCAAACGATACAACTGGCCGGGGCGCTACATACCTATGGCGCATCAAATAGAAACCGCGTCATTCCTCACGCTACACCGCAGGGCTTTCTGCTTCAACGACCCCGGCACTGGCAAGACGCTCTCGGCCTTGTGGGCGGCGGACTTCTTGATGCAACGCAACGAAGTGCGCCGTGTACTTATCCTGTGCCCGCTGTCTATCATGCACAGCGCATGGATGGGGGACATCAACCGCAGCGTCATCCACCGCAGTGCCATCGTAGCCCACCATCCCCAAGCAGCGCGGCGCATTGAGATGATTCAGCAGGACTACGAGATCGTCATTGCCAACTACGATGGGCTCAACCTGATTGCCAAGGAAGTCATCAACGATGGCCGCTTCGACCTCGTGATTGTGGACGAAGCCAACGCCTACAAGAACCCAAGCACACGCCGCTGGAAAGCACTGGCCTCAATCATCCGCCCCGACACCTACCTGTGGATGATGACGGGTACGCCTGCTTCGCAGTCGCCTGTGGATGCCTACGGCCTTGCCAAGCTGGTCAACCCCGCTGGTGTGCCCAAGTTTCAGACGGCGTGGCGCGACAAGGTAATGAACAAGATCACCATGTTCAAGTGGGCTCCAAAGCTGGGCGCAAGGGAGATGGTGTATGACGCACTCCAGCCAGCAATACGTTTCACAAAAGACCAGTGCCTTGACTTGCCGCCTGTCATCACGGTGACAAGGGAGGTGCCGATGACCCCGCAGCAGGCCAAGTACTACAAGTTGCTCAAGGAGCAGATGATGGTCAGCGCGGCAGGCGAGACGATCAGCGCAATCAATGCAGGCGTGGCGGTCAACAAGCTGCTACAAATATCTTGCGGTGCAGCATACACAGACGACAGGGAAGTGGTAGAGTTCGACGCCGCGCCGCGCTTGGCGGTGTTGGAGGAAGTGCTGGAAGAGACCGAGCGCAAGGTAATTATCTTTGCCCTGTTCCGCTCCAGCATCGACACCATAGTCAACCACCTGACCAAGCACGGCTACGCCGTGGGACAAATTCATGGTGACGTGACGGCATCCAAGCGCGGGCAGATCATCAACGACTTCCAGACTACGAGTAACATCCGCGTCTTGGTGATGCAGCCACAGGCCACCGCCCACGGGATAACCCTAACAGCCGCTGACACCGTGGTGTTCTACGGCCCCCTGATGAGCGTGGAGCAGTACGTCCAGTGCATTGCGCGGGCTGACCGCAAGGGGCAGGACTCTGATAAAGTCACTGTGGTACACATTGAGTCCAGCCCGATCGAGAAGAAACTTTTCAAGGCAATGGACGCCAAGGTAAGTGACCACGCCCTGCTTGTCGGCATGTACGACAGCGAAGTAAAAAATATTTAAGAAAGGAGTTGCAAAGACAAAATTGCCGTGTATGATGTTAAACCTTGGACAAAATAACAGGAGAAGCAGATGTCTGAAATTGATGATGAGGATGATGCTCCGGTAACGGAGCCCGTTTCGATGGCCAATGTCCCAATGGACAAGCTGGCCAAGGTCTACCGCAAGATGCAGCAACGCATCCAAGAGTTGACCCAAGCGTATGAAAACGAAGTTGAGGAGATCAAGCGACAACAAGACGCCGTGAAGATCGCCCTCAAGGATTGGATGCTGACACTAGGCGTGTCATCTGTACGCACCGATCAAGGTACTGTGGTGCTGTCTACAAAGACGCGCTACAACACACAGGACTGGGATTCCTTCAAGGAATTTATCAAGGAGCATGACGCGCTGGACTTGCTTGAAAAACGCATTGCTCAGGGCAACATGGCTCACTTCCTTGAGGAAAACCCCGGTCTAGTTCCCGCTGGCTTGAACTCCATGACGGAGTATGCCATTTCTGTTCGTAAACCCACTAAGTAATTGGAGAATCACATGGGCGCAGTTGCTCTTTTCGACCCCGCACAAACACCCGCATTTGCTAAAAATCGCGGCGCACTATCACACATCGCTAAAGCCTTGACGGGGGGCAGTGCAGGCGGTGGTGGCAAACGTATCAGCATCAAGGGCGGCGTGTTCCGTCTGATTGATGGTGGCAAAGAAATCGCTGCTATCGACGAGCGCTACCTCGACGTAGTGGTGGTCAATGCCGCTCCCGAAATCGGACGCGTGTTCTACGCCAAGAGCTATGACGCCAACTCGGCGGCTGCTCCTGAGTGCTGGTCTGCTGACGGCAAGACCCCAAGCCCCGAGGCCAACACGCCCCAGCACACCCAGTGCGAAGGTTGCCCGCAGAACATTGCAGGCTCAGGCCAAAACAACAGCCGTGCATGCCGCTACCAACAGCGTCTTGCTGTGGTGCTGGCAAACGACATCGAAGGCAACGTGATGCAGTTGACCCTGCCCGCTACGTCTATCTTTGGTAAAGACGATGGTGAGAACCGTCCGTTGCAAGCGTACGCACGCTGGTTGGTGGCGCAGGACATTGACCCCTCGATGGTTGTCACGCGTTTGAAGTTCGACACCAAGTCCCAGTCGCCCAAGCTGTTCTTCAAGACCATGCGCTGGCTGACCGACGACGAGTACGAGCTTGCACAGAAGCAAGGCAAGACCGACACAGCAGTCAAGGCGATCACCATGACGGTGGCAAAGATGGACAACGTGGCCGCTCCCATCGCTGTGCCGGGCAGCAAGCCCAAGGCAGCGCCCAAGGTGGCTGAAGAAGACGAAGTACCGCCCCCGCCGCCCAAAGCTAAAGCCAAGCCCAAGGCAGAGCCTGTTGAAGAAACAGAGGAGCCAGTGGTGCGCAAGGAAGAGAAGAAGCCCAACGCAGTGCCCAAAGCCAAGTCCTCGCTTGCTGCAATGGTTGATGACTGGGACGAGGAATAAGGAGGTGGGGCTTCGGCCCCTCAATCATGGCCTACTCAGTACAAACCATTAAACGGATTGGTCAAGCGCCAAAGACGTTGGGCAACCAACTCGGGCG